GTCGGGTGGTTAAGATGCGTAACAGCGTTGTACCACCAGCTAAATACAACAAATATCTTGATGAATTCGTGGAACTTTTAGTGCCTACACCTGGTGTGGGTACACCCTGGTCGATAGATCAGGTCAAGCGCGCACAAAATGCGCCCGCTCAAGTGGCAAGGCATCGTTTGACTGAAGCATCCCTCAGCACTAAATCGAAAAATCGTTTAGCTGCAATGATTAAAACAGAGGCTTATGTATCAACAAACGATCCGCGAAACATAACAACATGTGCACCAGAACATACAATCGGCATGTCATCTTTCTCCTTGGCTTTTAAGACTGAGGTATTAAAGAAAGTTCCGTGGTATGGTCCTAGTAAAACACCAAAACAAATCTGTAATCGATTAGCCAAAATATCTAAAAATGGCGTTATCGAGGGTGATTACCGTCGTTTGGATGGGTCAATGACTCAATATACACATGCACCTTATAAACGTGCAATGATGAGATGGTTACATCAAGATTTTCGTGCTGAATATGAACATTGGCACAAAACGTGTTTTATGGGAAAAGCTTGTACTGCTACAGGCGTCAAATATGATGCTGGCGAGTCAACTGTTTCTGGTAGCTCTATCACCTCTGATACAAATACTAATGGTGTTAGCTATGTAGATTATGTTTCACTCCGTGAGTTAGGTCATTCTCCAAAAGAAGCGTGGGAGCTACTCGGAATCATCTGTGGGGATGATAGTGTCAATCCGTATTTACCAGGATTTGCTGAGATGATGGAAAAAGTCTCTAATGATTTTGGATTGTCGTTGGTTTGCGAGGTTAAACTGAAAGGTAGCAGTGTAAAATACTGTAGCCGTATTTTTGTTGACCCTAGTACTATTAACGACTCGTTCCAGGATCCGTTGAGAACTATACCAAAATTACATTTAACGGCAAATAAAATGGTATCTAATGAGCAGGCAGCAGTAAATAAAGCTGCTGGGTACATTATTACAGATTGGCATACCCCCATAATAGGTGATTGGTGTCGAAAAGTTATGGAACTCACAGATTTACCTGTGGCATATCAAACTCGTGAAGAAATTTACAAGTGTACTATGTCATGGCCACAATCACAACCGGATTTGATCCGTGATGAGTTCTGTAGAGTGACGAACATAACCGGGGCTGAGCTTGCGGCTGCTGTTGATCGTATTAAAAAGGTCAAGCATCTAGATGGCTTCCCAACCGTTATGACAATGCCGTTTGAACATAAATTGGCGGCAGTCATCGGTAGTGAGATAGTGGGGCCCACGCAACGTATAAGTGAGAAAAATCAAATCAATGAGTCAGACGATACCAACAAGCTGGTTATTAAC